AGGTCGATGTCAAATTTTCTTAGTACATTTATATCTTTGCTTTCATTTAATGCCATGTTTCTCCTTAATCAAACCATTCTTTTAATGTTGTTATAACTCTATTCTTTGCTATATCAAAATATGTTTCGTCTACTTCAATGCCGATGAAATTTCTATTTAAGTTGTTACATGCAATGCCTGTTGTTCCACTCCCCATAAAAGGGTCTAGTACCAAATCATTTATGTTTGACCATGACTTTATATGTCGTGTTGGTAACTCCAATGGGAATACAGCAGTATGTTCAGTTTTATTTTGTGCAACTGCCATTTGCCATATATTGCTATCGACCTTCTGTGGTTTGATAGTAAGTTCTTTTTTAATTCTCACATTGTCTTTGGATATTTGTTTGCATGTAGATTTGTATTGTGTATTTGCAGTCTTGCATTCAACCATAATGGGGTTAAATGTTTTTGGCTTTCCTTTGGAGAAAACAAACATGTATTCGAAAACTTGGTTATATCTTGGTTGTTTGACTTGAGGCATTGGGTTTGTTTTCTCCCAAATCATAGTGTCATTTAATCTAAATCCATTTTCGACAAATAATATTGCTGTTTTGAACGATGTTAAACTTTCTGAACCATTTTTAGTCTTGTCATTGCAATTCCAAACAACAACCCCACCATCATTGAGTATTAAATAAAGTTTTTTGACAATATCTTCAAAATTTATTGATGAATCGTAACTACGTAAATCATCGTATGGTGGGCTTGTAACCACCAAATCAACCTTAACGCCATCGGCAATAAGTTTATCCATTATCTCTAGGCAGTCGCCTTTGTGTAAATCAATCATTTATTTTTATGTAAGTGGTGGTTGAAGATTCTTCGCCACATATAAGAACGTATCACCGCACTAACTGTGAAAATACCTGTAATACCTAAGTTATCTAACATTGTCATTTCGATGTTCCATAATGGAGCAACGACATAAATCCATATTATTAGTGATACGAAGAATCCACTTGATATATTTATTAATGACTCATTGAGTGAACTTAATTTTGATTGTCTCACGATTGTATAGAATATGTTAAAACATAAATTATATATTATGTGTGCCCGTGGTTGGTATTGAAACCACCTAAACAGCCATTTAGGTTAACATTTTTTTGTTTATTTTCGAATCGATGTAATTGGGGATTTTTAATGATTTTGAATTAGCATAAATAAGATTAAACACAATTAAGGAGTAAAATATGTCAGTATCATCATTGACTAGAATGACAACACCATTAGCGACAGACCAATCAGGTTCAAGTCAAGGCTTATTAATGCCTAAGTTAAAGTATAGATTCAGAGTAGTTTTTGAAAACTTCGGCGTATCTACACCAAGAACAGAATTAACAAAACAAGTAATTGACTTTACTAGACCATCGGTAAGTTTCGACCCAATTGATATTGAGATTTATAACTCAAGAGTTCGTTTAGCAGGTAAGCATACTTGGGAAGACATCAATGTTAATCTACGTGACGATGCTAGTGGCATGGTTTCTAAATTAGCAGGTGAGCAATTACAGAAGCAATTAGACTTCATGGAACAAGCAAGTGCTGCTTCAGGTGCTGATTACAAATTTACTACACGTGTGGAGATTTTAGACGGTGGTAATGGCGCACATGAGCCAAATGTATTAGAGACTTGGGAAGTATATGGTTGTTACCTTGCTAACGTAAACTACGGAGATTTGAACTACGGTAGTTCAGAACCTGTTACAGTTGCGATGACACTACGTTTCGATAACGCAGTGCAAACTCCAATTGGTAGTGGTGTTGGTGCAGATGTAGGCAGAACAATCGGCGACAACGTTTCGTAATAAACTAATATGGGATTTGGTAGTTTTTTAAAATCCTCACTAAAAGAACAACTAGGTAATTGGGATGATTTTGGTGATGGATTTAAAGAAGGATTCTTTGGCAATGATTATTTCCGTGATTACAAACACGGAAGTAAATTATTTGTTGCCGACGGGCATGCGCTTGCCCCTACCAATAAATTTCTATTTCATGTTTATTTCACACTAAACACAGCAGAAATACCAGAATTAAATAAAGCAATGGGTGGTGCAGAAGGTGCATCTCGCATTGGTATGCTTGTTAAAACAGTGAAACTTCCTACTTTCAACTTTGAAGTAGAGGAAATGAATCAGTACAACCGCAAGCGTTATATTCAAAAGAAAATTAATTATAGACCAGTGAATATTGCATTCCATGACGACGGAAGTGATTCCGTACGTTCTATGTGGTACAACTATTATAATTATTATTACAATGACCCGAGTTATGGTTATGACGGACAAGGTTCGAGCAACCCAGGCTATAATGATAGGGACATTTATTCGAATTCTCGGTCAACATATGATTGGGGTTTCAATGGTTCTGGACCGAATGGAGATGAAAAACCTGCATTCTTTAAAGATATAAAAATCTATGGCATGAACCGTGGTAACTTCACTTCGTACACGTTAATCAATCCAATTATTACAGATTGGGACCATGACACATTTGATTACAGTGCTGGTAGTGAAACAATGCAACACACCATGACTATCAGTTACGAAACTGTGAAGTACGGTCGTGGTAAGGTCGGGTCTGAAGTTAAAGGATTTGGTGATTCTGCAGTTTACGATACAAGTCCAAGTCCATTGAGAGCGGGTTCAACTGCTTCTTTATTTGGTCGTGGTGGTATTGTGGATTCTGGTCAAAGCATAATGGACGATTTGGCATCGGGTAATATATTAGGTGCAATCAGAACAGGTGGTTCTTTAAGAAACACACTCAAAGGGTCGAATGTTGGTTCACTTGTTGCTTCTGAATTGGTTAGTAGTGCAATTTCCATGGGTACTAATTATCTTTCAAATAATGGCAGTAGTCTTGGGAGTGCATTCTCTATACCTTCATTAGGGGGTGGGATTAGCGACGTTGTTGGTGGAATAGGTAGCGCTGCTAAAAACTTATTTGGTGGCTCGATGCCTAACCTTGGTGATATAACAGGTGGATTAACAAACTCATTTAGTGGTGTATCAACGAGTGCAAATCAGTTAGCACAAAAAATGGCACCGGGATTGGAACTTAATACTAGTGATTACTCAAGTATGTTTGCTGGAATGAAGGCGACTATGGAACCAGGTATGGCAGTTGCGGAAGGGATGATGGATGATGCATCGGATGCAGTTTCTGGTATTTCATTGCCGAGTATAACTAGTTTAACTGATAGTATCCCAAGTGCAGATAGTTTAAAGCAAATCGCATCCGATGTTTCTCCAACATTACAATCAGCAGTAAAATCATTTGCTCCTGTTTCACAAGATATATCACAACAAATGAAGGTATTGGTTAATTCAGGGGAAATGAAACAAATGACAAGTAGTTTAAATAAATTAGCAGGTGATGTGTATAGTAATGGAGTTAGAATAGGACAATGAGTAGAACACTAAACACTGGCACATTTTACAGTGACAGAGATGTTGGGATAAGTTCCGAACATTACGGCATTGTTGTTGGATTTTTTAAAAAAATATTTGAAACTGATAGTACTGCATCGGCATTTGCTACTGATTTATTCAGAGTAGCAAAGGGAACTGATGTTTCTGTACTAACCCTCCTAGAGTCAATGCAAGATAAAGATAAAATTGGAGTTTCAGAAGTTATGGCATTTTATCTTAATCAAATTCGCTCACAAAGTGCATTACTTGGTGTTAGTAATGTGATAACCCCAAATCAACAAGTTGCTAGGAATATCCTAGTTTAATAATCATGCCTAGATATTCACAAGGGCATTATAAACCTAGAAATCCAAATAAGTACGTGGGTAAAGGTTCTATAATTTATCGTAGTTCTTGGGAACTTGCGTTTATGAACTTCTGTGATGATAACGAACATGTTACTGAATGGGCAAGTGAATCCATTAGAATACCATACCGTCATCCACTAACAGGAAAGCACTCAACCTACGTTCCTGATTTTCTAGTAGTGTACCAAAACAAGCATGGTAAGCGTATTGCTGAGTTAATCGAGATTAAACCAAAAAAACAAAGCGTTCTTACTGAGAAGTTAAATAGCAACGAACGTGCTACAGTTGCTATCA